ATAGCACCCGCATGGTCTTCAGAGTTGTCCCCCTCAGCCAGCCCCAACAAATGTCTAAACATCGAGTCATATAATCTACTTAGTGGGAATCCTTGCTTCCAGTTGTCGTCTCCGTAAAGCTTTCCGCCAGCTTCAAATCGTTTGGCGAGACTGCGTAAGGCGATCGGAGGTATAAGGCTGGGTCGTCCCCGTCCATCGTCCCCATCACGCCTTGCCCCAGTGCTGAAGTTTCTAGTATATCCTTGGTTTGGTAGTTCTTCGGTGTCCATAGTTTCTTTATTGTATTTGTTCTGAAGCAGTAGTTCTCTGCTCGTAATAATCGTGCCATCCATGCATTCATCAAAGCATCTTGTTCAGTAAGTCCTGCTTTCTCATACATTGCAACAACAGTTTCCCAAGTGTATCCGTATTTATCCAACGCTTTCTTAGCAGCTACTGGTCCAACCTTTGGTACACCGCTGTATCCATCTGTTGAATCTCCAGTCAGTGTTTGTATAAGGTGGAAGTTATCTGCTTCTTCTACGGATGGTTGGTGGTACTCTCCTTTGTTATAATCGTAGAAGATACCTGGTACACTCTTGAAGTCTTTGTCTATACTAACAATGATCGTCTCTTCATCCATTGCTTTGTCAGTAGCTAAGATAGATATAACATCGTCTGCTTCCAAGTTATCCCACAGCACACCACCCAGTTCATCGATGATCCACTGCTTTACTTGTCGAAGGATGATAGGCAGTCGGGACTTAGCTCTGTTACTTTTATAGTCAGGGTACAGCTTGCGTCGGAAGTTAGCACGGTCTGATAGGCACAGCACTACATTCTCACACTTCAACTGATCTCTGAACTCCTGTATCTTATTTATCACACGAGCTTTAGCTAGTGCCATGTCTGCGTGCACAGTCCACAGTTCTTCCTTCCATTGTATAGGTTCTTCTGCGACAACAGCTGCCTCGAAAGCGAGGACATCTGCATCTATTAATAGTGTAGTTTTTGTTTTATTACTCATAGTATACGCTCCAGTTATTTTGATATTTCATGTACTTGGACTTGGAACTATTGTCGTCGTACAGTTTTATTGTCAAGCTAGTGACAGCTTTTCTAGGTATCATCCACCACATATTAATAGGTGCTGCGTAACAAGCTACTACATCCACCAAGTCACTCATGTGTGCTTTAGTAGTACATCCAGTACCGGTTGATAAACTGTAGTAATTACATTTGTGTTTAATACTTGTGCTTTTTACTTGTACCTTCAGATCACCTGCTGGACAGTGGACGATATAGTCCCAAGGCATAGGAGTAGTTGGAGTGTGAGGTTCAAAGTCCCGCTCTAAACATTCTGTTATGAAGCGAGTCTCTGCTATAGCTCCTATGCGTTGTTCTTTAGATGATGGCATGTGTTGTCTCCATTCGAATGGGTAGCTAATATCTTGGGTGTCGTACAGGTTAGCGACTGTAGTATAGTAATCATATTCTATTTCGTCCATATCAATGCGTCTCCGCCCATGTTGTACCTACTTTGTACTCACCGTCGAGTTGTACATTCAGCTTCAGTTCAACACCCGCTACACGAATAGCTTTCACTGCTAACTTACCAAATGCTTCTGCTTGGTCTGGTATTACTTCTGCTTGGAACTCATCGTGTATGTTAGCAACAAATGCATACTCTCTACCGTGCTGCCAGTTACTCTTACCGAGTGCATGGAACAGTTGGATAAGTGCTACCTTCATACACACTGCTCCGGCTGATTGAAGTAACATGTTCAGTGCTGCGTGACTACTTCTAATCCGTAATAACCGACCATCCAATCCTGATAATACACCACTGTGTTCTACTTTCTTTTGAATAGCATCTTGTAGTTTCTTCAACGCTGGTAGGTTATCTAAGAACTTACGCTTAAGTTGTACTCCTTCTTTAGCACCACCTCCAATGATCTCTCCCATCTTAGCGGGACCAGCTCCGTACAACAAAGCGTAGATCATAGTCTTAGCTTGGTCTCTGTTGTCTAACCCTGCTCGTTCCATGTTGAATGTGTGGATATCTCCTTCTGTTACGATCTTACCGTACTCTCCTCTGTCGTAGAATGCTAAGTAATGTGCTAACATCCGTAGCTCCAATCCACTAGCGTCACATCCCACCAACTTCTTACCACTACCCGCACCGAATAAATCCCGACACTCTTCACCGTAAGGTACACGACAAGCAGGAACCTGTGCTACATTTGGATTGCTGTGTGTACATCTTCCCGTCACCGCTCCGTTAGTATTAACACTACCGTGTATCCGTCCGTTCTTAGCCAGCTTCAACCACGCTTGTTCTCCCTCTGCTAACTGACCAAGTCTTTTCTGTACTAATAGATAGTCTAACAACTTAGCTGCTATTGGATGGTCTATCTTCTTCAGTACTCCTTCGTCCACCTTCGGTGTGGTAGCATCTTGTTCTACAGGTAACTCGTATCCTAGGTCAGCTAATGCAGAGGCTATCTGTTGTCGGGAACCAGGGTTGAACGGTGTAGTCTTTTGTTTGTTACCGCTCTTGACTGCTTCCTTTAACAAGGTCTGCTTCAAACCTCTAGCTTTCAACATCTCCTTTAGCTTTACCTTGGTCTCAGCAGTGAGGACTTCTATCTTATCTTCCTCCTTTAATGTTATCGACCAACCAGCTGGACTCTTCATCTCTTCAACCTTTGGTGATACCATCTGTTGCAACTCGTCCTTTAACTCCGCACGAATAGATGTTAGCTTGGCTGTCAGTCTGTCTGCTTTATCAAGATCAAAGCTGAACCCGTGTCGTTCCTGTTGAGATATGATAAATGCGAACCAGTGTTCGATAGCTATCATCTGATTGCTAGGCTCTTGAGTGAGTAGATAATCGTACAACAGTTGTGTAACTATACAATCACGCTCGCAGTATTTCTTCATCTCATCGTTGTAGTGATCGAACGCACCATCCTCTTCTCCGTATGTCAGCTTCGTAGCTTTACCCATCCGGTGTCCCCAAGCTTTCAAGCTGTGACTACCAACCAGTGCTTTATCGAAGTTGTTCCGTCCGAAGTCCTCGTTGCGTAAGTCAGAAAAGATACAACGACTCATCACCAATGTATCTACGACTTTAACAAGAGGTGGAGAGAATCCGTACATCTTCTTCAGTGCAGGTATATCGAAACTAATAACGCCATGCCCAACAATTCTGTCTGCTTCTGCTAAGGCTGTTAGTCCACGGTGTATACTATCTCCTGCAAAGGTCACCATCTTCGGAGTCATAGGATCGTACACAGACAAGCAGTGTACAGTATGTAAGTCCGACAGTGTAACCCAGTCTTTAATCTTATTTGTTTCTATATCAAAGAATAGTGTTCTCATGATGCAAAGTAAAGTACCTCGTTGTCTTCACTTATAGCTTTAGCAGCTTTCTTAATGAAATCATTGTTTTCTTTCTCGTAGTTATCACCTAGGTCAGCAGTACTCAATGCTTGTATATCACTCAACTGTAACTCAACACCCATATCGATAAGCTGATCAGGATTTTCCTGTCCGTAAACATTCTTACCAGGACTGCCCCTCTTACTCCACTCTTCTTCTATAACAGAATGTAGTTCATAGTTATTCCTCCACTCAAACTTAACGATTCTTTGTTTCTCAGTTTGTCCTCTTTTGTTTAAATAAACATATGCTTTTTGATCTAGTCCCATATTAATTGTTCTCCGGTTTATCTTGTATGTTGTTTTCTTTTATTAGTTTCTGATAAGGCACTAGCTTCTTTAAAGCTGTAACCCAATCGTTATTGTGTAGTCTATTCTTTGTGTTGCTGTTCTTCGCTGCGTCTATACACATGTCAAAGAACTCAGCTTTCCACTTACTAGAAGGGTTGGTTAGTTTCTTCTTCTTCATTAAATGTGTTACTCCTCTCTTCCTCGGTGCACCTACCTGTATCACAGTTGTAATACAAAGTACTACAGTGTCCGGTCTCACCGCTGAATCGATTCTTCAGTACTCTTACTTTTGTTTCGTTACTTAGCCTGTCGCTTTGTTGGTTGCGTTCCAATCCGATGACCATGTCCGATAGCTGTGCAATTGCTTGACTACCTCGGAGGTGATGCAGACTTACTCGTCCACCCTCTTCATGTCCAGTATCCACACGCTTCAAGTGACTGACCAATACCATACCACACCCTGTCTCTTCTACTAGAGATCGTAGCTTGGTCATTGTATTATCTATCAGTCTGCGTTCATCGTCTCCCTGTATCCCACTAACAACAATCGATAGGTGGTCTAGGAATATCCATTTACAATCGAAGCCCTTAATTAAGTACCTTATTTTGGACAGAAGATTGTCACTCTCCATACTCCCGAAGTGATCGTAGGTGTAGAACTTACCGTTACCCACAGTCCTATCGAAGGCAGGTTTCAGTTCCTTTTCATCTAACATATCATCATCGAGGTGTAGTGGTTTGTTCATGTGTATTCCTAGGATACCCAACGCTGTACGCCTGACGGATTCTTCAAGAGCTATGTAACCAACCGTCTCACCCAACCCTAACAGATGGTGTGCGATCTCACGACAGAACAGACTCTTTCCGATACCACTACCAGCAGTAACAGTAACTAACTCTCCTAGTCTCAATCCGTGTGTTATGTGGTTCAGTCCGAAGAACGGATACGGTTTGCTTTTGTGCTCCTCTTTATGAGAGATAACATCCCACAACTCCTTACCGTTTACGATGCCGTCTGGTCTGTACTCACGAGCGTCAAACAAACACTGGACTAACTCCTTACTTCTGTTCGCAACAAGCATATCATTCGGGTCTTTAAGTGGTAGCTCTGCGATGTAAGCTTTACCAGGTGTCAAGAGTGCTGCACATTCTGCTGCTCCCTTTCGTCCGACATCATCCATATCAAAGCAGAACACTACTTGATCGTACCTGTCTAACCAATCGATAGCTTGAGCAACAAACTTCTTAGCTGCTCCTCCACCGTTAGGTACACTCACGACTGCCCACTTGTTATCGAAAGCTTGGGACACACTCAATGCATCTATCTCACCCTCGGTAACAACTACCCGTCTGCCTCCGTCTCTCCACAGGTGCTGACCGTACAATCCAATCAGCTCTCCTCGTACAGAGAATGACTTGTCTGCGAACCTAAGCTTCTGTCCGCATGTCTTACCGTCTCTTGTTTTATAGTTAGCTATTTGTACAGGCTGTCCGTTCACGTTGCCCATCCAATACCCCCACTTCCGACAGGTATCTTCAGTTAGGTTTCTTCGGGCGATTGCTTGAGGTGATCCGTTGACAAACTCTCTCGGTGTTGGTTCGCTCACTCGTCGTCCTCCTCCAGCGTGACTGTTACAGCTGAAACAATGCCAGCTTCCGTCGTCGTTAGTGGCTCTTGCATCACTTGATCCACACTTAGGACACGGTTGGTGTGTGTTTGTAAAAGCCATTGTTTTGGTATAGTTTTATTTGCATATAGTATATTTTTCTTTTCGCACCAGCGGGCGTAGGTAGTGTTGCTTCCTTTCCGTATCTTATTAAAAGCATTCATAAATACTAGTCGGATGTCTAGGTGTGGATGTTGTTGACGGACTAGTAGATGCTTCGTTCGATCCTCCACCGTCCATACACCCTTGGCTTCAATGATGATGCCGTTGGGTAGTATGAAGTCGGGAGTGTAGGTAGCTATCTTTTGATATTCTAACTTTACTGTTTCGTACTCAAAAGCAACACCACTACGCTGAAGCTGGTTAGCTAATGTTTGTTCGAATCCAGAGCGGTACTTAGAAGTTGGCAATGACCTCTTCTTCTTCCGTTTCCGCATCGAAGGCTCCCTCTAAGTTTTCACCGCCATTCACAAAACCTTCTTCTTGTTCAGTGAATCCGAATGAACTAGCTGCCTTAGCTGACACGCCTCCTTCACCCAACTGGATAACTTGAACAGCTTCTAACTTAAAGGTAACTCCGAAACCAATAGCCGGACTGTTGTAAAAGCTAGGACGGAAAGCTACTACTACTTCACTACCACTCCATACTTGTACATCTTTGTCCAATGGTTGAGCTTTGGAATCGTACACAGGCATTGATCGATGATAAACTTCCTTAGTAGCTTTGATTCTCCCTCCCCCTTCCATCTTAGTTTTAACCAAGTATCCGCCATCGATTTCTTCAATAGGGAACTCACGCTGTACTAATTTCTTAGCTGGGTTTTCTTGCTGTGCTTCCTGCAACTCCTGTTCGTACAACGGGCGGAGCGTAGCTTTGATAGCATCAGCTTGTGCTTTGTCGATGATAACATCACAAGTATACACGCCAAACTCTGGCTCGAATTTCTTGTTAGGTTCTGTGATGTGAGGATACCTAGCTGTACCCTTTGCTTTTATTATTTGATGTTTGGTTCTACTTTTCAGTGCCATATCTATTTTTATTTTATCGGTGTTAAGACAACAGATACTTCATACGCTTTACTGCCAAGACATCTAAGTCTCCAAGTTCAGGCACGAGTGGAAGTTCTGCGGTCGGATGGTTGTTGATTTGCTCCATTCTGAACTCGGTCAGGAGATCAACAGAGAAAGTTTTAGCGTACATCTGTCGTACAATCGTATTACATTTGCGTACATTACAAGCGTGAGTCACAAAGCAGTCATGTACGGTAGCCAAGTCGAAGTCAACCTCATTAGCTACTTGATGTACGATACAAGCGTCAAGACTGTGGATAAAGTTAGCAGTAACTGCGTTGCCTTGTCCCTTTGGGTCAATCTTATCTTCCATCTCATCTACTTGTATAGCAACGCTCAGGTTTTGAAAGACAGATTGTACCTCTACCTTCTTCTTATACTTACGGTAGCTTTGTACTACTTTAAATCCAGTCGGTGTTGTCCAAGTAATAGCTGAGTCGTAACCTAAAGCTCGTACACT